GAGCCTATGACACGGGAAAAGTTTATAGCAACAATGAAAACTATGAATCTAGCTCCTCAGTTACAGGATGAGATTTTAGAATTCAGAAATAGACTACAGACTGAAGATGAGCTTGCGACTAGAGGAGGTGCTAAGTGATTGACAACGAATTTTATAGAAGATGTCTTTTCGGAGACAATGAAGAAAAGATAAGTCATAACATCTTTGAGGTGACAAGTTTCTATCACGCTATGAGAGTTAAGAAATACATAGGTATCATTTCTCAATTAATGAAAGATGAGTTGTATCTATTACAAGAAGAAGATGAAATAATTCTAAACATAGACCCGTCAAAGAGTGACACTATTTTTGATGAGTCAAGTATGGGATTGTATACACACAGTATTATGTCTTTGACTGGTAGATTACCTATGCCTAAAAAATATGAAGATAGTGCATACGCAGGTAAAAGTTTATTTGATGCTCAAGTAGATTGTGTTTACAAAAAAGTAGATGCAAGTAAGTGGAAGAATGTTTTCAACCATACTTGGTGGGGTCAAGACGATGAACTCTATGCTATGCACACAGCACTTAAAAGTTGTATGAGTATCTTGATGCACAAGCTTATAGATAACGGCGACTTAGATGATACAGTATCAGTAAAAGATATGTGGGAAATTATAGATAGTGTTATTGAAGAGAACTCAAGAGGATTGCCACAAAGGAATCCGGAATTTGATGAGGGTAAAACTTCAGAGTTAGCTTTAGATGCTATTTCAAATTTTTATGGAGAAGAAAATTTTATAGAAAATGCAGTGCAACAAATTTGCAATGCTTATAATATAAATATTGAGCAGTAACCAAGTGGGAGGGACAGTCCATGCTGGGTGCGATACCCAGCTACTGCACTAGGGAAGAAGAAAGTAACTAAATATCTGTATGGATGTTTGATACTAAATGTAGTGATTAAGTAAAAGTTATAAGAGTCTTCCCTTATTTTTTTGCTCACAGAAAAATGTTATTTAAATAATGATAATTAAGTAAGTGTTAAAGTGAGCAAGATACGACGAGTATATGAGAGGGTATAATAATAAATGTCGGTAAAAGTTCCTTCGGGGATTTTTATTGCCGATACCCTCCCATCGTCGGCTCTCTTAGGAGAGCCGTATACAAAATGGAAAAAAAATTTTAAACATAATTTGACAAATAAAAACATCTATGCTATAGTGGTTATATAACCAACAAAACAAAAGGGGGTATTGTGAAAGAACCGAGAAATTTCGATTACGATATTATACAAATAACAAGAGGAGTAACTACTCATCCTTACTATGACGCAGAAGTCGTAGGGTATGGAGAGATAGAACTCGATACTTTTGGATACGCAAATGGAGAAGAAGTTTTCCATAAGTGGTCTACAAAGACCCAGCGTGCATATACCAAAACAAATACAAAGGATGCTAGAGTCTATTACGTTTTTAGACATCCACAATCCGAAGAGGAGGAATAATTATGGCGAATGCAAAATGCTCAGTGAGCTGGTGCAACGGTAAAGGTGTAACTCGTTACAGAGGAGACCGAGTAAATAAAAGTGGTCAGACTTTTCACAAGAGTGGTCACCGAGTTTATGCTCACCAATTCTACAAATCTTATTTTTGGATTTGTGCGAATCACAACAATGGTAACTTTGGTCCTTATCACGAGGATAAGAATTGGGATAAATGGAATAAGCAAAATTCTATTGCCCACGAAATTTACCGAAAGAACTGGGGTGATTACTAATGGATAAATATTTGTTCCTTGGGTTAGCTGAGCTAGCCCACGGAAGATTTCCTTATCAGTTGTTCTGTGAGATTGACGGTAAGAAATTAAACTTTAGTTTTAGATTCCAGTGGTTTAGACATTTGATGTGGACTTGGGCTGTAAGCTCTAAGAACATTCAAGCTGATGAACAAGGTATTGTCTACTCTAATAAAGTTTGGAGAGCTTGGAAGCTACAACATAATATTTTGTATCGTCTTCATTACAAGTATGACAGACCTTACGGAGTAGGTATCCACGCAAAGATACAAAAAAGATGGACTATGAATCTTAAGCACAAAAATAAAGTGAGCTACTTATGAAAAAATATATAGTTACATTCAAAGGGCATAAAAAAGTATTTGCTAATTCTTACGATGACGCAAAACGAAAAGTAGAAGGTGATTTAGAATTTATTCACCCGAACTTCAATATGAAGTTTGAATCAATAGGAAGATTCCAAGAGGAGGAAGAATGAGTGAAGATTATAAAAGAAGCTTAGGCAAGTTGTATGAGAAAGTTCAGATGATAAAGAACTTTTCTGATATGTTAACTGTTGGCTCAGCTATTAATACAGAGACTAGAAGAAGAGAAGTGGTTCTCGTTCTCAAACAAGAAGGTGGACCTGTCATTCCTTTAGCAACGCTTTTGACACACGAAGATATTGCATTAAGAGAATACGATGCAAAAGACTCAGCTATATTCGAAAGAGTATTTGACTTGTATGAAGTTGAAGATGATAGAAAAACTTTTGAAGAGTTTAATGATGGCTTCCATCCTAAAGATAGAAGTTATGAAGATATGTTGAAGTTTATAGATTCGACTAGAGAAGCTGTAGAAGACCTGTAAATAGTTAGGATTCCTACGACCCCTGTTTGTTTACGTGCGATTAATTTCGTATGAGTGGGAATCCTATAGTGTTTACAGTATGAATGAGGAAAGTAATAACAAGTAGAAAGGCATTGAAAAATGTTAACTAATAATAACAGTGATGTAAACGCTGAAGACTTGGTTGAAAGACCAAGATACGAATACCACGTAGATGGCTGTGCTGTTCGTAAATGTAAGTGGAAATCCCACGATACAAACAACGAAGGTGCGTTGGACCTAATCACTCAAGGTGGTTATGGTGATTTTATCGATTTATTCGACCAAAAACCAGCATACTTTAGGTTGTGTCACAAACATAGTCATCAATTTGCTCGTTGGTTGAACAACGATGCAGTCCTATTAACACACGATGGACACGCTCACAATGGGAGCGAACCCGGTTTTTGGCACGGTCATATTGGCTGGGACCAAAAAACTTGGACTTCGTATGTTACTGGATTCTTTTATCATTGGATTAAGCAAAGCTTTCGCTCTGCAGTATCTTTTGTTAAAGGTCATTTTAAATCACATAAGCAATGGACTAGAAAAGATATTAACGATTCAAGCACTCCAGTAGTGTTGTCATCGTTCTTTTTTAAGCTATTCTTTTTGACAAATGCTTATAAAGGTAAAGTCAATTTACTTAGACACCTTTACAACGCCAAAAAGATTAAATTAGCTAAGTCTATTTACCGTGATAGCACTAGTTTGTATTCTGAAATATGGACAAACTCTGTCACTGGCAAACTTTCTGAATCAGAAAGGGCACTCATAGTAGATTTAGGTAAAGCTTTTACTTCTTTAGAAGAAGAATAGTTGACGTAAATTTAATCAATAGGTATAATTAAGTGACTTATTAAATCCTCCTAGGGTAAAATAAGTCACCCTATTTAATTTAGTCTTAGACTAAATGTTGTTGTCGAAGTAGAACCCCGCATTAGTGGGGTTTTGCATTAGTATAATTAATTAAGATGAGTCGTGATTATTTAGAAACAATAGAAGACCCCGAAAGTAAAACCTTTACAATAGACTTTCCGCCCCTACACGAGGCTCAACAAACAGTAAAAGATGACGAAGCACGTTGGAAAATTCTCTGTGCCGGTCGTCGATTTGGTAAATCTCGATTAGGTGTGCAACTTTGTTTAGAGCAAGCACTTGATGGTGGTCGTGTTTGGTGGGTTGCTCCGACATTCGCAATAGCTAGAGTTGGTTGGCGTGATGTAGTAGCAGCAGCATCAGAATTTCCTAAAGATGCTGGAGTTAACATAAAACTCGGAGATATGGAAGTAACCTTTCCTAGTGGTGGTTCTATATCAGTTAAATCTGCAGATAACCCTCAACGTCTTCGTGGTGAAGGTTTGAACTATCTAGTTATGGACGAGGCAGCTTTCGTTAGAGAAGAAACTTGGACTGAAGTATTAAGACCTACACTTACAGAAAATAAAGGTCAAGCATTATTTATCTCTACTCCTATTGGTATGGACAATTGGTTTTATCATTTATGGGAAAAAGCAGAAAAAGCAGAAGACTGGGCTAGATTTCAATATCCAACAGTATCCAATCCAATCATTGACCCAGCAGAAGTTGAATCAGCAAGAGAAGACTTAGGAGAATTAGTTTTTGCTCAAGAGTATCTAGCAGAGTTTATTTCTGAGGGTGCTCAGATATTTCGTTCTTCTTGGTTTAATTATTTTAAACAAGGAGTCGGAACGATATGGGCTGATGGCAAAAAATATAAAGAAAGTGAATTACAACGATTTGCTACTGTCGACTTAGCTGTATCTACAAAAGAATCAGCTGACTATACAGTTATATCTGTTTTTGGATACCACTCAGAAGATGACAAGTTATTTATGCTAGATATGTTTAGAGATAGAGTTGAAGCCCCGGACATAGTTCCACAAATAGAAAGAATGGTTGGAATACATAATCTTGAATGGGTAGGAATTGAAAGAGCTGGTTATCAATTAGCTATAGTTCAGTTCGCAAGAAGACAAGGTATAAAAATAAAAGAACTTAGAGCTGATAAAGATAAGCGCTCACGAGCACTTCCTTTATCTGCTAAGATGGAAAGAGGATTGGTTTACTTTCCTAAAAATGCAGATTGGGTCAGCGAAGTGGAGCGAGAGCTACTCACTTTTCCAATTGGTGTTCACGATGATATCGTGGATACATTAGCTTATGCTACATTAGCTGGCAACAAGAAGAGGAAATGGCAAGCGTATTAAATGGCTGAAGAAAAAAGTTTTTATAGAAAAGCAGTAGATTATCTACAAGCTCCACCAAAAAGAATAGTTGCAGGAGCAAAGGGAAGTCCTTATGACCGCAATGATTCTATGCTTACAAGTAATTTTGGTTACAACACACAATCGGGACACTTCCCACAAAAACTAATAGACGATATGGGCGATGGTCTAGGCAACTCTGCCGTGACTGCTTGTCTCAATGTTTTAGCAACTTCTTTTGCTGAACCAACATTAAAGGTTTATAAAAAAGTAGAAGGTGGCAAAGAACTAGTTCCTTCACATCCAATGGAAGTCCTTTTAACAAGACCTAACGAGTTCCTTAGTGGACAAAGCTTAGCTCACTATATTGTTACTTCTTTATCTGCTCACGGAGATGCATTCCTTATGAAGAGCAGAAACAATAAAGGTGAAGTAGTTCAATTGATACCTTTGATGCCTTCTTATGTCAAAGTAAGAGGGAATGAAAGAGAATTAATTACTCACTACGAATATTACGCAGTGAAACAAACAAACTCCCTAACAAAAGATTTTATAGAATTACCAAGAGAGAATGTTGTCCACATTCGTCAAGGTATGGACCCGGATGACCATAGAAGAGGCTTTGCTCCAATACGAACAGTATTAAGAGAATTAGCCGGTGATGAAGCAGCAGGACAATTTGCTGTTGCCTTGTTACACAATATGGCTGTTCCCGGCGTTATCTTAAGTCCAAAAGATGACACTATGGGTGGTCCTTCTAGG